ATAATAAACGCGGCACGGGCAAATTGTAAAAATCACTATGTTAAACCTCAAATTGATTTCATCACAAAGAATGAAGACAAATATCCGAACACTGTTTTGTTGGGTATTAAAAGCGGTAATAAAAACGGTAGCGACACTCTTACAGTACCCGCGATGGCGGTAATTGAGGAGTTTGGGACTGCGGCAAGGGTACGCAAAGACGGGAGTAATACAGGCTATGTGGCGGCACGTCCTTTCATGCGTCCTGCGGTGGACTCTAATAGAGAAAGAGTTACCAAGATAATCAAAGAGGGCATAACCGATAAAATCGAAAAACAAGCAAAAACTAATAAATTATAAATCATGGCAGAAACAGCAGGTGCAATAAACGGCACACTCATCAAATTGTACAAGGATGTATCAGGCGCTTTGAAGCCTATTGCTAACCTTGTTTCTAACGACTTCAACTTGGATAAAACCATGATTGACGTTACATCAAAATCAAGCGCAGGGGCAAAGGAGTTTATTGTAGGTGACTACACTTGGACTTGCTCTGCTGAATCCATTACCGAATTTGATACCTCAGTAGGTTCAGGCGAAATCTCTTTGCAAGACATTCTTGCAGATGAAATTGCAGGCACTTCTTGGAGCATTGTAATCGGAACAGGTGTTGTAGGTGACATGAAATTAAGCGGTGCTGCTTACCTTCAAAACGTAAGTATCTCTGCCCCTTACAATGACAAGTCAACCTTTACTTGTGATTTGCAAGGTACAGGTGCATTGACGGTAGGAGTATTCGTATAACGATGAAAGTTGGAGGCAACGATTATCCCGTTTACTTTTCGTGGATTGCAATTGAAAACATTAGCGCGGCTCAAAACCACGCATCACTTGACGCGACAGCTAACCAATTAGGCACGCTTGTCAATACCTTAAAATTTGCCCGTGTGGTAGTGTTTGAAGGTGTAAAGGCAGGGTGTAAAAAAGAAGGTATAGAATGCCCGTTCCAAACAAGTGAGGACGCAGCCGAAGCGATAACCAAGTTTTCAGATGCTAACAAAATACTTGAAGAGTACGCAAAAGCGGTGGCAGATTTCTACACCGTGGTAGAGGATGATAAAAAAAAAGGGGAGTAGGGAAACCCCTCACGTTCTTAAAAATTAGAGCTATGTGCTATGGATACGGACTGCGAAATGAGGAATTAAACAACTCGACAGCGCAGTTCGTATCTCTGTTTTTACAAGGCAATAGTGAACGCGAAGCGCAAGCAATAAGGGCAGGGTGGGAGCAGGCAAGATTAGTAGCTTCCTCGATGTCTAAAGGAGCAAGCAAAATTAAATTTGAATGGGAACGTCCGAGCATTGGAAAGGTAGATATACCAGAAGAGATTTGGGACAAGTTCACATTTGATACAGGTGGCAGAAAAATGACAGCAGAGGACGTAGTGAAGTTTAAACTAAATGGAAGCAGGTAAGGCTATATATTCTATTCTAAGCGGTGATTCTAACGTGACCGCAATAACCCCACGCATTTATGGAAATGAAGCGCGACAAGGGATTATTTTGCCTTGCGTTGTGTATTCGATTATAAGCGACACCCCGCACAATTCTAAGTCAGGTTATCGGGCGGTAACTTCACGGGTTCAATGTTCATGCTATGCGGAAAAATACGAAGACGCGCAAGCATTGGCAATTATAGTTAAAAACTCTTTAGCTGACAAAGCCATGGGAACTTACGGTGGTGTGACGGTTCAAAACATTAAATGGGATAGTTCGCAAGATTTTACGGACGATGCGGGGCAAGATGGAATATTTCATGTAGCGGTTGATTTTATGGTATACTATGGCTAAGAATAATTTATTAAATGTAATACTTGGCGTAGACACAAAAGGCTATGCGAAAACTTGGGATGATGTAATTAAAATCACCCAAGAAAGTGGCAGCGACCTTGAAAAGGAAGCCGCTAAGATGGCATTAGCTGTCAAGAAAAAGATAGAAAATATGTCCCCTAAATCACAGGCACGTCAGTTTGAAACGCTGACTACCAAGATGATTGAAATGGGGATGGAAGGTACACAAGCCTTCAATATGGTTACTAAGTCAGCGGCGGGTTTAAAAGCTACCATTGACGATGCAAAGGGCATGATTGATGCTATGCGTCCCGATGCACCATTTAACGCACTTAATACAACATTAGGCGCGAGTGCGCAAGCCTTCGCAGGTGTGCAAGGCGCTATGGCTTTATTCGGTGCTGAAAGCGAAGACTTACAAAAGACGTTAATCAAAGTGCAAGGCGCGATGGCTTTGGCTGAGGGCTTCAAGGCGATTGACGGATTAACGGACGGATTTCAGCAGTTAAACATGGTAATAAAGCAGAATCCTTTAATTGCAGGTGCTGCAATTTTTGCCGCTGCTACTGCTGCAATCATAGCCATGACGAATAGTACCGATGAATTAACGGTAAAAACAAAGGCTTACAACGACATAAGCCAAAAGGCTTTTGATAGCACAGTAGAGGAGAGGGTAGGTTTAGAGCAACTATTAAGAAAATACAACGACAAAAACACAAGCGATAAGCAGCGTTTAGAAATCCAAAGACAATTAGTTGAACAATACCCCAAATTTTTAGGTCAAATTTCAACTGAAAGAGTAGAAACAGACAATGTAAATAATGCTGTAAAAGGCTTAATAGGAACTTATAAACAACAAGCTGAAGCACAAGCCGCTAAAGAACTTTATATTGAAGCACTTAAAAAGGAAAAAAAGCTAACTAAAGAATTTGCAGAAGACCAAATGCGATTAGCGGCAATGGGTACCAACCCCGCTGCTAAATGGCTTTTAGAAAATACTGGCATAGCTACAGGTATTGAGGAGTTAAAAGCTGCAAGATTAGAAGTAGAAACGTTAGCTAAGGCTTACGATACACTTGCAAAAAAAGCGGATGATGCAACGGAATCGCAAACTAAAACATTTGGAGATGCAGAACCTGACAAGCCTACGGGCGGGGGCGCTAAAACAAGCACAGCAAACGTGCCAAAGCTACCACTACCAAAAGGCGGTATAGCATTGCCAAAGACTTCTGAAATTCCTGTAACAGATGAATACGAAAACCCTATACCACCAGTTAAAGATAGTGTAATTGAAAGTTACGACAATTTAGGGTTAGCAATATTATTGGCATCAGAAGAATTTAGAAGGTCTTTAGAGCCGATGAGTGAATGGCAAAAACAAGTTGAGAATACACAGGCAGCTGCTGATGCTGTGGCAGCGGGAACGATGAATGTATTTGATGCAATGGGTTCAAGCATGGCAGATAGTTTAGACACGGGTTCTGAAGCTATGAATGCGTTTGGAGGGCAAATGATTAAAACCATTACTAAACTAATAGGAATGGCGCTATCTAATGCGCTTGCCAACGCTATTGTAGGCGGTACTCAGGCGGGTGTTGCAACAGGACCAGCAGCACCTTTTTCAACCCCTGCATTTATTGCAACTGCAATCGGTGGTGTTATGGCTGCATTTGCCACAATTCCTAAGTTTGAAACGGGTGGAGTAGTGGGCGGTAGTTCTTATCATGGGGATAAAATACTTGCCCGTGTAAATTCAGGGGAGTTAATTTTGAACGGTGGGCAACAGCGTGCGGTATTGGCTGCAATGAGTGGCAGTGGCTACATGGCGGAAACAAGAATATCAGGGCGCGACCTTGCAATAGTTTTAAAGAAGTATCAAATAGATAACGCACGTGGGTAAACAATATCAAGGCAGCTGGAAATCAATTAACGATGTAGATTGGAGTGTGGAACTTCACAACTCTTCGGCTGCTGCTACGCGCATACTTTTAATCCAAGACGCTGAGATACAAAGGGATGGTGAGGGCGATACACTTTATGAAAACCCTATAAGAAGTAGCCGTGCTTCGATTACTTTTATCATGCGCGATGAAAACGACTACGGCAACTTTGAACTACTAAGCACAAACGCAGAGCAAGTTTACGATATGCGCATTTACCGCGAAGGTACTTTGTATTGGGTAGGTAGAGTACTTGCAGACCAGATGCGCTTTAAACGTGAGGCAAGGGAAACAGGCTACGCGGCTATAACCGTGCAGGCGGTTGACGGGTTGAGCTTGCTAAAAAATTACGATGTTTCCCCCGCATGGTTTACCGATGGCAGACAGGATGTAATTACCTTGCTAATTCATATACTTAATTCAGTAGAACTTCACACTGCTTGGAGTAGTGACCCTTACATACACGAATGCACAGGTATAGCGAATGCTAACGCAAGTGGTGAAAATGTACTATTTCACACGCTTCGCGACCTTTCATTTGCGGATAATGTAGATATATTCAAAGACAGCACACAAATCAAGTGGAAAAATTGCTATGAGGCTTTAGAACAAATCCTTAAAGGGGTGCTAATTGGTGCGCGTATCATGCACACAAATGGCGTTTATTGGATTTACAACCCTGCAAACTACAACATATCAGCCACCCCCAATGATTTAGATTATACGATTTGGGATGAAACGGGTTCTTTCTCATCCACAGGCAATACATACACGCATAAGAAATTAATAGACACCGATAGCCAACGTCCTAAGTTTGAGGCTTTTCCAGAAAAGTCACATCAAGCTGCGGTAAGATTGGTTGAAACCCAATTTGAAAGGGTTAACGGGATAATTGAAAACCGCGATACTTACAGCACTTCTACTTTGACGGTAGTGCATGATGACATTACCACAGCAAGTGTAGCCCCCGGGCGTATGTGTAAACTTTACTACGATGTAGAATTTAACTACTATATAACAGGTTCTTTTAAGTATCAGTTTTTTTTCAATATTTATGCTTTGAATCCAAGCACCTCGCAGAAGTATATGCTTAAAGATGATGGCTATTGGATAGCAGCTTCAACCATCAATGACATTACAATTGAGGTTAATGATTTGGTGGGAAATACTAACTCAAAAAGAATGCAGGGAAGTTGGACAACGACAGCACCTCCAACGGGTGCAACTGAAATCCACATGAGCCTATCAATTCTACGCTATACTCCGCCAGTTGCAACTTGGGTTACTGACCCTGTAACGGGAAATAGATTTGTGGTATGGTCTACCCCTTCAATTACAAACGCATTTTTTAGGGGTACTCTTGCAATCGGTCAAGCATATACAAGTTCTGAGCCTTTCCCATTTGAGCAAAAGGCGGTGTATGTTTCCGACTTGGACGCGCCACGTAACACAAACAGCAACGCACCTGAAATAGAACTATCTTATTACAACGGCAAGAAGTACGAGGTAGGCTCTGTTATGGTTTACAACGGGGCTACATACGTAGCAGCGGGGGCATGGTCAGCACCTTGGACAGCCTTCACAGGTGACTTGCCTGAGTTGTATGCAAACACATGGGCGGGGGTATACTCTGACTTTAGAAACTCTATTCGCGCGGATGTGCATGATGACGGTACTTACTCTGTAATTGATTCCTATTTCTTTGATTCAAAGTATTGGATTTTTAACGGAGGTACGCACGACTTAACTCAAGATACTTTCTCTGGAGAATGGCTTGCAATACTTGCTTCATACATCAATGTCAATAACAATGGCGAAGGGGAAAAGATACAAAACACTGAGGATTATATTTTCGACAGGCTTAACAGATTAGGCGATGAAATAGGAAGTATCAGACAGTTTATAGGACAACTATCCCCACAGCTACAAACGGATATAATAAACTTTGGGGAAGGTGCGCCAACAACTGACCCTGCCACGGATAGAGAATACTTGGTTGGGTTAAAGTATAACTATAATGGTGGGGATTCTTTTTTTGAGTGGCAAGTATTGGAAGGCGTTAGGACGGTAAGTATTACCGCAACTTACACCGCTACGGAAACACATGGCAGATGGCTGTTTATGGTTGATACATCAGGTGGAAATGTTACTATCAATTTCCCTGCTGCCTCTACAATAAAAAGCGAAATAACCATAATGAAATACACAGCAGATGGCAGCACGGTGACTATAAATCCTAATGGCAGCGAAACAATAGACTTTAATGCTACGGCTACATTAGGAACACGCGGGCAAAAGCTAACTATAATAAGTGACGGAACAAATTTAATAAGCACATAATGGCATACATAAATTTCGACAAGGCGGCAGAACTATTTATAACCGTGCGCAAGGGTGATGACTTTCAAATGTCGTTAACCAATGTACAAATTGACGGTGTAGATATTACAAGTTCTTACACTGCGTCCATGATAGTTCGCGCGTCCGAAGGAGCAACCGCGCTTTTAACGTGGGAAACTCCTAACGAGATAGTAATAACCACGGGAACAATGTCCTTTGATGTTGCAGCGTCTGCAATGGATGTTACTTCGGGCGTGTATTTATACGACCTAAAAATTACTTTCCCTGATGGGGCAAAGCAAACATGGCTATACGGTACTTTTACTATTAACCCTGAATTCTCATGATAACCTTTGACATAACTGTAGCTGGAAACGTAGAAATAAGCCCTGCGAATGGGGGGACGGTTATGTTTCAAATTGAGCCTATAGCGCACTCAGTTCCCGCAGGTGGAACTAACGGGCAAGTATTAGCAAAGGCAAGCGGTGACGATTACGATGTTGAATGGGTTAACCAAACAGGGGGAAGCGGTGGCGTGTCCGATGGGGACAAAGGCGATATAACTGTTTCGGGCGGTGGCACAACTTGGACTATTGACAACAGTGCGGTTACGAATGCCAAGGTAGGTACGGGGATTGACGCTGCAAAACTCGCGGACGGCTCTGTATCAAACACGGAATTCCAATACTTAAACGGTGTTTCATCTGCCATTCAAAGCCAATTAGACGGCAAAGTACCCT